ACCATCCCATGTTGGGACCTTCATATAGGTGTATGTGCGACGACCTGGGATGTTAAATAACCCAGCTTGATTTCTACCTTGTTGTATGTCTAGTTTTCTAAGAATGGTAATAAAAGGCATTCTTATGTTTTTATATTTATCCGAAAAATTCCAAGTCTTAGAAAATTCGTTCCATCTTTGTATTGTTAAAAATATTACAGGAACTTTTTCCCCATCAATACTAATAGACAATCCATCATCAGAATTAAAAAAATCAACAACAGAAGAATCCATATCTTCTGCGTTAACACCTCTGGGTAAAAACGTACCTTGGTCTGCAATACCATCAAGAATTTCTTGACGTCTTTCAGGACCAATCTTACCATTGGTTATGTCTATGTTTGTTATATATCCTTTTGGCATCATAATTATTAAAATCCTCTAAATTCGTTATCTTCTATAGTCGCACAAACAATTGTTCTAAAAGCTCCCTTATAACCCATAATTGTATGTTTATTGTCATAATTTTTAATACCATCATTAACAACACTAAAATATCTTATATCTGTTTCAGTTACAGGGTATGCAATATAATCACCATAACTTATTTCTGTTTTCAACTCAGTCAACTGAGCATCATAAATACCAAAAGTTAATTGACCATCTTGTAAGTATCTAAGACTACCATTTCCGTTGTATGCTTTATTTTCTGGTTCGGCAATAGTAGGTACTACTTTTAATTCGACTGGTGGAAAATATCTAATACCATCAGCTGTTGCTTCTCCGTAAACATTATCATATTCGGTCATTTCTCTATCAACTCTATATAGAACAACAGTGAAATTACCATCACCTTCAATAGCCTCACGACCCATACTAATTTCTAAATTGAAGTCCTCTTCAGAAAAAAACTTGTTGATTCTCGTAATAGGTGTTATATTTCTATTTTCCATACTTTTTATTATAAATATTTATGTTTTAATTAATAACCTAAAACCCTTGATTTTTATTTATATTTTTCTTATATTTAACTGTTATAACATAAATATAAACATTATGTAATTTGATAAGCTTAGACGATATAAAAGGCCGTTCAGCTTTGGATTTATTGGAAACCTATGAGGGTTATAATCCATACATTTTAGGTCTTAAAACTGAATATATAAAAAATAAAAAATTGTTGTTAACTGATACTCAATCTAGATATATCATTGACAATATAGATAGGGACCCACTATATATCAATAGAGTGGTCAATATAACCGCATATTTAGGTGAAGAATTAAAAAACAAATTAGAGTTAGATTTTATTCCAGAAAGAATACTAATAGAATTTATGTTAGCTGAAACAGATAAAGCTTATCATGTTTACGGTAAACTAACTAAAAAAAGTGAGTCAAAATTATTCTGGTTACCAAAAACACAAGTAACTGATGACCCATATTTTGAAAATATAGATGTTGATGTTGATTTTACCAAATATAATGATATATTATCTCAATACGGTAAAAAATTATATCAACACCAAGAAGGTGGAGTTAAATTTTTATTATCCAGAAATGGTTGTATTCTAGCTGACGATATGGGTTTAGGAAAAACGACCCAATCAATTGTTGCCGCTATTGAAAGTGGCGCTAAGAAGATTCTAGTTGTTTGCCCATCATCAACAAAAATAAACTGGGAGCGTGAAATAAATGTATTTTGTGATGATACAACAATTATTGATGGTAAAAAATTCTCTGAGGGTAAATTTACTATTATTAACTTTGATATTCTTAAAAACTTTCATACCTTGATTAAAAAAGGTAAAGAAAATGAAGCGTCAGTAATAAATAGACAATTAGCCCAAGCTGGGTTTGATTTGTGTATTATAGATGAAGCTCATTACCTTAAAAACAATGATAGTATTAGAGGTAAAATTATGGTCGAATTGTCTGTTAAATATAATATAGAAAAAATTTGGTTACTTACTGGTACACCAGTAGCTAATAGACCAATGGATTTCTTTAACTTATTAAAGATTATAAAGTCCCCTATTGCACAAAATTGGCAACATTATGCTACTAGATATTGTGATGGTAAAAAGTTCTTTAGAAAGCTTAAAAATGGGCAAAAAAAACAAATATGGATTACTGATGGTGCTAGTAATTTAGAAGAGTTATCATCTAAGACAAAAAATATAATTTTAAGAAGACTTAAAACAGATGTTTTGGATATGCCTGATAAAGTAATCACACCAATGTATCATTTATTGGATAGTAAACAACAAACACAATATGAATATTTATGGGAAGAATATACATTAGCCAAAAAAGAAGCTGGTAAAAAAGTTAAAGAAGAACAAAAAGACTTGGTTGAATTAATTCTTCTTAGACAATTTATTGCACAACAAGCCATACCTTATACAATTGAAATGGTTGAAAATGCTATTGAAATGGGTAGAAAGGTAATCGTGTTTACTAGTTTTACAGATGAATTAAATACCATTACAGACCATTTTGGTAAAGCTGCTGTTAAACACAACGGTCCAATGACAAACACAATGAAACAAAAATCTGTTGATTCATTTCAAAATAATGATAAAATTAAAGTTTTTGTTGGTAATATAAAATCAGCTGGTGTTGGTATTACACTTACCGAAGGAACTGTTGTTATTTTTAATTCATTTGATTGGGTTACTGGTAATAATGAACAAGCAGAAGATAGAGCGTTTAGAATTGGACAAAAAAACGATGTAAATGTTTACTATCAATTATTTGATAATACAATATCAACTAGAATGTGGGAAACTTTAAAATATAAAAAAGATATTATTTCAACCATAATGGGTGAAAAACAATTAACCGAAGAAGAAATAACAGAAAAATTAATAGAAAAATTGTATGAGTAAAGTAACAGTTTATACAATGAGTGATTGTCCTTATTGTTCAGAATTAAAAGAAAAATTAATTAATGAAAACATTGAATTTCGTAATGTTGACGTTGATTTACCTGAAAACCAAGCTGAATTTGATAAAATAATTGAAGCATCAAACGCTCAAGAAGTACCTATTGTTAGAATAGATAAGCAATTGTTTTTACCAAATATTAGTTTCAAAACCATTGAAGAAGCTGTGGAATTGACCAAGAAATTTTTAGTTTAATTTAAAATTTTATTATATTTATAAGAAAAGAAAAATTATGAGTGTTAGCTTAGAAGAAAAAGATAAGTTATTTAGACAGTTTAGGCATTCTGTGGGCGCTCCAATCCGTCAAATTGAATTGACAGACGAACAACTATGTACGTTATTGGAAATATCAATAGAAGATTATGCACAATATGTACAAGAATGGCTTATAGAACATCAATGGTTTTCCCTTATTGGTCAAAGTATAGATACAATTGATATGGCGTTTGCTTTAAGTGTTAGAAACTTTGATTTCATGACACAATATACTTACGCATATTCAAAACAAGTTGGTTTGCAAACAAGAGGTCCATGGGAACTAAAAAAAGACTATGTTGAATTAGAATCAGGTAGACAAGTTTATCAAATTCCAGCTGGTCGAGAAGTTAATGAGGTTCTTTGGATAACACCTCCAGCTACAAGTCAAGCTCTTTTAGCTAATTATGGTGGTATTGATTATGGTTTTGGTGGTGGTTTTTCACAAGTAGGTGGTGGTGCTGGTACTGGAGGTCCAAACGGAAGAATGGGTTACTATGTAGCACCAGCTTTTGATATATTACTTACTGCTGCTGATATGAATCTTAAAAATAGAATTATTAGAAGTGAATTAGTATATAAAATTACAGCTGGCCCTAACGGTACAAAACTATTACATTTAATTAGCACGCCAGGTTCAAAACTATCCTTCGGTCAAGGTATTGGTGGTGTTGGTAGTTCTATTAACATGACTGGATGTCAAGTTTGGTATCACTATTATGATACCACACCAGAAAATGAGGACCAATGTAGAGCTGATAATCCAGACATTATTAAAATGCCAAATCAAGTACCTTTAGCTAGATTAGATTATGCTGATTTTAATGAACCAACAAAAACACTTATTCGTCAATTATTTATTGCTGAATCTAAAAGAGCATTAGGTAGAACAAGAGGTAAATTTGGGGGTATTGTAGGTCCACCAGAAGCTGAAAGAACTATGGATTACGAAACGCTTATATCAGAAGGTAATGAAGAAAAGAAAGCTGTTTTAGAAAGACTTGATGCCAGACTTGAAAGATTATCTAGTACAAAACAATTAGAAAGAGGTGCTGGTGAAGCTGAAAGTTTAAATAAATCAATGAAATATAGACCATTAGGTTTTTGGGTATATTAAAAATAAAAGGGGCTTTAAGCCCCTTTATTATTTTAAAAACCCCAGTTATCTTCAGGTTCTTCTTTTTTGTTGTGAATAACACTTTCTTCATATTCTTCCTCATCTAAAAAAATACCTTCAACTGAAATATTTTCTGTTTCACTAATAAGGTACTCATCAGGTATTTCAATAAAAGTATCATCAAATTCATCATCCAAAATTAGTTCTTCATCAGCTCTTACAATATTACCATTTTCATCCTCTTCAGTTTCGTCATCAACATCTTCTTCATTTTCAGAATAAACTCTTTTTCTCTTTTCAACTATTGGTTTTTCAATAACAACAGTATCTGCTTTTTGTTTTAGCTTACCTAATAATTCAAAATCACTAATTTCAGATTCTTCCGTTTCAATAGAAATAGTTTCACCACTCATTATTTTACATTCCAATAAATAATCTAACCACACATCATAACGGTTATCTGTATCAGAATATTTTTTAAGGTTATAAAACTTATTTCGTTCTATAGCTTCTTTTTCATATTTGAATATGTCTCTTACATGACATAATGGTTCTTCCCATTTTCTAGAAATTAACATTGCGTTTTCACCAAACTCACATAATATGAATATTTCTAATGGTAATTCACCAAAACCACGAGCATTTTTAAAATCAATAACTTCAAGTCTTTTAAATATGCTATCTAATTTATTTTTCTCATCAATAAGACCTTTTTCTTTTGCAACTATTAATCTATCATAATAATCAAGTCTAGTAGATTCCCATTCTTCAATAGGCATATTATTAGGTACTTTATTAACACGTTCCCAGAATCTAATTTCTTTATCTTCCATGGTCATTAATTCTTCATAAGAATCTTGGTCAGATTCTTTGAATGGTATACCAGAAACAAGACTACATTGAGATTTTGTAAACATTGTTTTATCCTTTAAAACCTCAAAGGTCTTTTTTGTGTTTTTATCTTTAATTTTTATAATACTTAAAAGAATCTTATCTCTAATATCTTGACTAAAACAAACCAAAAGAGGTTTAACCTTTTTATTAAATGCTTCTAAGTATCTTGTAACATTATATTCATCGGTAAATAAAGTTTCTTCTAATTCTTTTATTTTATCTATAAATTCACTAACATCACCATCCTCTTCTCTTACCTTATCGATGGCTTTTTTAAGCATTTCAAGCTCTTTTACCGCATCAAAATCCCTTTCAATAGTATCTGGCATTATAAGCTTACAATTTATGTTTAATTTACTCTTAGCTTCTGGTGGTGTTGATTCTTGACCGTTGTTAATATACCATTTTTCAAGTTGTTGTTTGGTCATTTTATTTTCCCAAACTGTCTGTAAATCACCTTGAGATTTAGAAGTACCTACGTTAATATAATACAAAACATCACCCAAATTAACATCCAATTTATTCAATATGGCTAATTCCATATGAGCTTGTTTTGGCATTGGGTTACCAGCTTTGTTTTTCATCTTAGCCTTTTTCTTATATTCACTAATGGATAATTTTACTTTAGATTTAGAAGCCATTTTAATAAGCGGTATTTTATAATTGTATATCTTATCAACGTACTCATAATAATGATTTATAAATGAATACCCATCACCATCCAACAACATACGAATACCCTTATTTAAAAACTCTTCAATATAAACTGGCATTTTTTTAGATTTGATTGAGTTACCAACCAACTTAATTTTACCACTAATATCATTTGCGTAGTTTTTTCTGGCAAAATTAATCGTAGAAGTACAAACATCATCTAAATCTAATCCCATTCGACCAATCATAAAGGTTTCATTAAACTCAGCTAATACGGCATCTATACCATAAAGAGTTTTACCAGCATCATCAGTGGTCTTCCAGTGTGAACCCTTAGCAAGATAAGAGAAAGTGTCTATATTATCAGGTGCTGCAAAATTACAACCATCAGTATCTAATACTAAGGCTCTAAAACCATATTTATCTGTAAAATATTTAACCATTAATCTTAAGTATTGACGACCCCTACAGGTTGTTTCTTCTGCTGAATCGGTATCACCCCAGTTAAAGATATATGGTGCACCATAAGAACCAAACCATGAGTTTGCAAGAATCTTAAGTGGTAATTGTTTTTTATCATACAAGTTAGCTAAAGCTTTATGTTCTTGTATTTCTTTTTTAAGTTGGTCGATTTCTGATTGTGACATTGATTCACTTTCTTCTTTAAGCTTTTTTTCTAAGGATTTGGCAATACCTTTTTCTTTACTGTTTAAGAATTTAAACTTGTCACGACTATCAACAACATATGTTAAAGTACCTTCCATTACACCAGTAATATCTAAGTCTGGGAAAATATTATGTGTTAATTGTGTTTTTGGATATAGAGCAGCAAAGTCTAATTTGTATACGTTTCTAGCATACCCCACTTCTAATAAACGAGATAAACCACCAGTAAAATCTCTTTTACTTTGAGTTTCTGGTATAGCCAAACCATTTTCATAAGACCATGCCGACATGATTAATTTCCATTGACCAGCGGTACCCATCGTTGATGAACGTTGGAATGTGGTTGGTAGAATCTTAGAAATCAAAAACGATGCTTGATTATATAAGTTGTCAATTTGTTCGGTTTCCCACAAGTCATCACA